AGTTGTTTCACAACCGCTACGCTCTCCCGTCCGCTTCGGGCGTGCGCTGGCGCTCCAAGGTACATCCGCACTCCCACTCGCGAGCTAACACTCGCAAGTGCAAGTTAATGTTATGTGAATTTTATGTGTAACTAAAAATAGGAGGCTATATGTACATATCTGAAGTTCCTGTACCCGACTGGGTACTCAAAAGCGCTGAAGTTAGCGAAATGCGTTCGCGAGCTGAAGTTTTCGATATTAATAAGTTAAATAACCCAAAGGAGGTAAATTATGGGAAAAAATACTGATAATGATATCTTTGATCCTGCAGATCAAGAGGTAGGCCCAGAGTTGGTCTATGCTAACGAGACAGACGAGTCTATGTTCATACCAGATACATCTGGTGATCCAGAAGGCTCGGAAGAAAGGGCTAAGCCTGATGCTATTCAACTGCCTGACTTCTTTTTCAAGAAGTATCAGTTGGATGAGAACGGTGATCCTACTTTCAATGCATCGAGAGTCAAAGGTATTATGGAAGTGTTCATGGCAAAGAAAGATTCGCCATTCACTATTCCTACTGACGACGAAGATCGCAAAGCAAAAGAACTTGAGTTGTTTGAGGCTCAGGTTCAATCAGTTGCTGACGGTCTTATGCCGTTGTTGGAGGTTGACCCCCAGACAACAGGCATCAACTTTTTACAGTTGACAAGCAGGACTTGGGCAGAGTTTGCATCTATAGCTTTTGAGTTCAAAGAAGATGCAGAGGCATCTAATCCAAACGATGATCTACCTGATTGGTTGATCGAGCGCGAGGACAAGATGTTTCAGCTTGGCCGCAAGGCTAGGATGTGTCGAGAAGTTCTAGCTAGAGTAGACGACAAGTTCGGTCTCAATGACACCAAGATCAATGAGTTCAGGGTGCAGAATGAGGTCGAGCGTAGGCTACAAAGACTAGCTGAATGGAACTACAATAAACAAGCTGACAGATCTGGCAAAGTCGCGATGGACCTCAACAAGGAGTCGCATGAGCACGTGAAACAAGTGTTCGAACTTTGCTAGCTTGTACACTGCTCGCTAGGTAGCAGTATAACGACCTAGACGTTGGCACCACGGAGAAAGCCCAGGGGAGGATGAGATAGACTCCCCACCCATTTTATATAAGGAAAAAATTATGGAATACCAAATAGAAAAAAACATACCATTGCCCCCAGTTAACAGAGGAAGGCAATCCAAATATGACTTTGTTTTACAAATGCAACAGGGAGATTCTGTGCTTGCACCAACACAACACGTTGCTTCTGCTTTAGTTGCTAGGTTAAGAACTGTTGGATACAAAGCAGCAACTAGAAAGGTTGAAGGCGGTATCAGAGTTTGGAGGATACAGTAATGGGATTAGATCAACATGCTGGATGGATAAAGAACAATGAACCGTCGACCGATGACAACAAAGTTGTGCCCATCAACCAAGAAGATGATGAAGTCTTAGAGTTTACTTGGCGTAAACATGCTAGACTTCAGCAATTCATGATGGAGCTATGGTACAAACGCCAAGGCGTAGAACCAGCTCCTGTAGGTATGATGGACTCTTTTAACTGCGAAAATCTTTATTTAGAAGAACAAGATATTCACGATTTGCAGCAAAAGATTCTTGACGAAAACTTACCATTTTGCCCAGATGGTTTCTTTTGGGGACATCAGTTCCAAGAAGAATCTATGGCAGAATACAAGTTACAGGATCTGGACTTTTGTAACCATGCACGTAAATGGCTCAAAGAAGGCAAACGCGTCTGGTATTATTGTTCATGGTAAAATTAACCAACGGGTGATCGCTTTCAACCACCCAATTCATCAAAGGCTAGTCCTCTTTGGGTTAAGAAATGGATAGAGTAGAGAGGTCACAAACTAACAAAACTATAGCCTCTTTACTCGACTTGTTTACAGAGGTGTGCTTATGAATTTAAAAAACTCTTACAAAAAGTGGAATAAAAATAAAAAACTATTGGAGAAAGAATTATGGCGCAAAGACAAACCCCTAGATCTAAAAAAGGTATGTTTGCTCGCAAACTTAAAGCTCAAATGGAAGAAGAGCTCAAAAAATACAACAAAGAAGTAGATCGTATCATTGTAGATATAGGAGAGGACTAATGTACAAAGAACTAAAAAAAGATACATGGGAACAAGTATGGTGGCGTGCTACGTTCATGGACGCAGCTACACCAGACATGCAGATAACAATCGAGTTCTTAGCCCCAAAGGAAAGAACTACTGACACACAGCTTCGAACACTTGCTGTTAGGAAGCTTGAACAAATGATTTACAATAAATCTATTAAAATCAAAGACATAGAGCCAGTAGAAACTTAATACATATTGTTGCAATCAAACTATAGGAGGTAATTATGCAATCAATTAAACCATCAAAACTGCCTGGGTTTATCAAAACTAACTTACAGGCAGGTCTCAATACAATGATCTGGGGTGGCCCAGGTATCGGTAAGTCCGAAATCGTACAACAAGTCGCTAACGATCTAAACTTTGGTCTTGTCGACTTTCGTGCAAACTTGTTCGATCCAGTCGACGTACGTGGTGTGCCGCACATCATGCAGGTCAAAGACTCAACTAAACGTTACACACGCTGGGCTGTCCCTGATGTGTTTCCAATCGCAGAGCGTGATGGACAAAACGGCATCATGTTCATCGACGAACTTACAACAGCACCACCAGCTACACAGAATGCTTTCTTGCAGTTGCTGTTGACTAGAAAGATTGGTGATTATACATTGCCAAACGGATGGTCAGTGATTGCTGCTGGTAACAGACTGACAGATGCTGCAGCTGTGTATCAAATGCCTGCTCCATTACGCGACAGGTTCAGTCACTACGAACTCGATGTAAACTACGAAGACTGGTGCAACTGGGCTGCAAGCAGGAGACTAGATCCAACTGTTATATCTTTCATACAGTACAGAACTAATCTGCTTTACAGCTTCAGTGCAGATGAGTATGCGTTTCCTACACCCAGGAGCTGGCACTTTGTAAGCAATATATCATCTAAGTTATCTGACAACATGGATACTTCAGATGTCTTTTCAGCGGTTGCATCACTTGTCGGTGACGGCGCTGCTGGTGAGTTTGTTGCTTTCAAAGAAGTTGCAGACAGCTTGCCAGATATTGATCAGTTGATTGAAAAGCCTGAAACTTACAAGAAAGATGACAATCCAGCTATCTTGTATGCACTTACAGGCGCTGTAGCTGCTAGAGCTTGCGATGACAAGATGGAAAACATTATGAAAGTTAACAAAAAGTTACCTGTCGAGTTCCAAGTCATCTTGGTCAAAGGTGCGCTTGCAGTTGAGCAAGACCTCAGAAAGAATCCCGAGGTTAAGAAGTGGATTCTAGATAATGCCAACGTAATACTATAGGAGGTAACTATGGCAACAGTAAGAATGGCTGACAAACGTGTTGATGAGATTGTCAGAAATGCTAGAAAAAAATACGAAGAAGTAAACAAGCCAATGGAGTTTGATACTACTATGACTGACAATCTGTTTACAGAAGCTTATGCTTCTAAGTTACAGTCGTATTATTTATGGATGGAAGAACACTTTCCAGAAATACCAGTAACTAAAACAAGCATTGATGCTGTTAAGCTTACATATCTTGAACCTTCAGATCGAGAAGACGAAGAAGATTCGTTATATGATCGATCAAAAGATTGTGATTTATCTACAGCACAATGGGTTCCAAGTACTTTTACAGACCGTCATGGTACTTTTACAATACAAGTTGAGCTGGATAATCCATGTTTGCAACACGCTATACAAGTTGATAATTTCAATAATGAGTTACGTGATAAAAGATGGGAATACGAAAGAGAAGTCAGAGATCTTTGTTATCAGTTCCAAACACTCAATCAAGCTCTCAAGCATATGCCTGCTTTAGAAAAGCTATGCGATCCAAACGATATTGCACGTGTGCATGAGAAAGTTGATCGCAAAAAAGCTGACGAGATCATGCAAGACGTAGTCGATGATAAAGGTCAGCAACTCAAAGAAGTACTATTAGAATCAAGTTTATTAGGAGATGACAATGTCTAACGATACATTTACAAAAGCTAGATCAAAACTAGTTTTGGATAATCCATTCTTTGGAACGCTATGCTTACGTTTAGCCCCCAAAGCAACAGAGGATGTTGATACAGGTGCCACAGATGGCGTATCACTTCTGTACAATCCTAAATGGTTTGAAAACTTAAAGCCTTTGGAGCGCATAGGCTTTTTAGCTCACGAAGTAATGCATGTTGTACTTATGCATCACACTCGTAGACAGGAGCGTAACGCACAAAAATGGAATGTTGCCGCGGATTATGCAATCAATAACCATCTTATACAGAACAACTTTATTCTCCCAAAAGGAGGATTGGTAGATGATCAGTACGACAATATGACTACTGAGGATATATACAATAAACTTCCCGAGCCTCCGGAAGGTGATTGGCAAATTATTCTTGATGAAAGTGGTTGTGGCGACGTGCTTGATCATCCCAACAAAGCAACTAATACTAACTCTATAGAAGCTGAGTGGACGGTTGCTATCAATCAAGCTTATGAAGCAGCTAAACAGCAAGGCAAAGCCCCAGCTGGTATGGAGAGCATTATTGAGGATATCAATACACCTAAGCTTGACTGGCGTGCTATCTTGTACAGATTCTTATCTGCTAACAGTAAGAATGATTACAGCTGGGCTAGGTACAATAGACGTTTTATTGGAGGCGGTTTGTATCTGCCATCTTTATACAATCCTGCATTGGAAGAGATTGTGGTGGCCGCGGACACTTCAGGATCAATCAGTGACGAAAATCTTACAACATTCACAACAGAAACTTCTGTAATACTCAGAGACCTTGATCCAGAGCGCATACATTTCATACAGTGTGATGCAGAGATACAAGGCCATGATGAGTACACTCGTGAGTCGCTTCCACTAAAAGTCAAATACAAAGGTAGAGGCGGAACTGCCTTCGAGCCAGTTACTAATTATATCAATGAGAATATACCGAACTGTAAAGCTCTTGTATATCTTACTGATCTTATGGGTAGCTTCGGTGATGAGCCCGCTTACCCAGTACTTTGGATTACAACAGAAGAAGGAGATGCACCCTATGGCGAAGTTATCAAAATCTAAAGAAGTGTTTAAAGACTATACAGTATCTGTGCTTGTGGGCAGTGCTGTATTGCTAGGCTTACTAGCTTTGGCTACTTCTATTCACCACATGCTTATGTTGCTAGGCATTGCAGTATTGCTTGGCGTTGTTTTATATACATTATGGAGGATCTTATGACATCTATCGTATCAACTGCTACAACAATTTTATGGATTCTAATTGAGGCTATACAGTTTGGCTATATGGCTTATCTAATGTGGAGGAGTAGAAATCATGTATCTAATCGGCATATTCAGCGCGCTAGGTCTGCTTTTGCTTGCGCTTAAAATCGGTGGTCGTAAGACCATTGGCTCAGACATATTTGTTGACGTGCTTATCACGTTGACTTTGATGGTTGCTTTTTACGGCACCTTCAGCGGTATGGCTGCCGCTATGCTTGGCGGCCTATCTGCATCAATTGTATTGTTCTTGCTTAAAAGAACTATGCATCACGAAGTTCTCAAACTAAAACCAGTTGAGAAGAAATTGTTTAACAAAGCTGTGAATGTTCCCAAACCTACATGGGTTGGACAAGAACCTGCATGGCGTAAAATCAAACCAGGAGAATAATTATGGCAACTGTAAGAATGTCAAAAACTTTAATAGATCAAATTCTTGAAAACTTTAAAAAACAATGTGCAACAGCATATGCTGACTCTAGCGGAGTTGGAGACTTTGTAAGCGATATACATCGATCTTTGCATGATGATATGTTCTTTACAATTGTTAAAGAGTATGAAAATTATAAAGCTTTAGTTGATGATTACAGACTACAAAAAGGTGAAGACCAAGTTACCTATTGGGACAGACATATAAGTACACCTGGCTTTCCTTTTAGTATTGTTAATTCAGTATGGTTTGTAGTTAATCCTGCAAGACCTGATTATGAGAATAGATCACAACTTAAAGAGTGGTCTATGGAAACTTACAGTAATGAAGCTGAAGAGCATAGAGAAGTTTGGGAAGCTGAAAATTTTGTTGAAGGAGATGAACTTATTTCGTTACCTATTACTACAGGTATGACAATTATTAATGAGTATGATAATGAATTTGAGGGTTTACCTTTTCATAAAAAACCAGATGATTCAAGAAATTACAGATTACATGATGATTTTAAACATAAAAATGTTAGTGCATCATGGCCAGTCATTATATCTACAGATTCAGATGTAGAAAAAATTAGAACTGTTGCAGCTGGTACGTTTAAGATTAAACAAGCAGTAGAAGACATGGAAAATTATCTAAAACAATTGACTACTCTAAAACAGTTTGTTGATAACTGGTCAGGTGGTTCAGAACTTGTACCAGATGAATACTTACAAAAACTAAACAAAAAAGTCGTAAGAACTAAAGCAGCAGAAATTAAAGTTCCTGTTATATCAGAGGACTTAAAATCTGATGTAAATGCAGCAATACTTGAAAACAAATTAATTGGAGAAAGTTAATGGGAGCATATAAGCAAAGCCTTGCAGCAATACACGAATCAACGTTTTTAGTTGGTGTTAAAGTTACTGCAAGCATATTCAACGTTTCAGAAGATTACGTAAAAGAAGCAACAATGACCTGGGATGGTTATGATTGTCCTTGGGAAGAGTACGTACATAACGCCCAGCTTCAGTACGGGGTTGTAATAGAGCCATGAAGACCTACGTGATTAGAGCAGAAAGAAAAGTAGTTGGTTATTACCATATCAAAACTAAATCTCTTGAAGAAGCTCAGAGACAAGCAAGCTATCAAATGGACGTAAATCCTCAGAACTGTATAGAAGAAGAAAAGTATGAGGAAGTCATTGTCAAAAGAGAACCAATGGTGGTTGAGCCTTACAATGAGTTTATTAAGCAGGAAAGCTAATGAGTAAACCCAAATTAAAAGATTATGTTTTTAATAATACAGTAACAATCACTGAACAAACATATGTTACAGCCGAATCTTATGACAAGGCAGTAGATATATTTTTATCAGGCGGAGGTGATACACACGAAATAGATTCAAATGATGGAGATTGGGAGTGTATTGATAACCCTGATGACTGGGAGGAGGAAGAATAAATTTCGTAACGTACAAGGCTGATACGACCGATGACGCTAGAGATCTCAGAAGCAGTTAAAACTGTTGCAGCGTACTGCCGCTTGATACCAAACCTTGTGCGTTACACCTTTTAGGAGAAAAAATAATGGCTAGACCAAAAAAGAAAATACAAAAACGTGAAAAAGTCTTTGCTTTTGTAAGCAAGACTATTGATTTTATACAAGCTAAATGGAAACCTTATACAGTTGGGACTATATTCCTAGCAGGTACTGGTACTTTTATTTATGTTGTTTTCTTTTGGCTTGATAAAGTAGAATCTATAGAACTATGTATAACTTATTTTTAGAGGCTTCAGTATCTCACAGCTGCATAGTCTGGGCGGCGAAATCAAGGTAAATGTGTGTGACGCAGTACTGAAGTTTTATTCATGATAACCTGCTAATTTACCACCAGACTAACAAAGAGGAATAAAGAATGAGAAGAAGATGTTCTATACCCAGAACCGATTGGATATTTCAATTTGAATCTACCAACCATGGCACCATTGATTGGCAATTTCATAAAAAAGTTGTTGATAAAATGTACCATGCTACATGGCTAGTAGCTAAGCATCACTTAGTTGTGCTTACAAAACTAGATGATCAAGCTAAGAAAGAAGTGCATCAAGAATTATTTGAAGATTTTGAGGAAGAGAATCAATTAGTTCGAGACCATAATAATAAAAAAGCACGTGAGCGTCGTGCAAAAAAAAGCTAACGCCAAGGGGGTAACGTCTTGACGTTAGCTCAATTTTTAATCAACTTAAGATACGTACACCCATAGTTGCAGCGTTCCTGTTGCAACATCACTTCCAGGCGCGACTTCACAAATAATATCAATTGTATCGTCTGCACTGTAAGTTCTAGGAGCTACGTCTGCATCTTGCTCGTCAGCAGTACCACCTTGTCCACATGTTGAAGCTGCAATGTACCGATCTGTATCATCGCCATCACCAACACCGAAGACTAAAGCTGTGCCGCCATCTAAGTCACTTGATTTAATTTTAACGTCATGCACTGTTTCACCTGCAAAGACATCTACCATTTGGTATACGTCATCAGCGTTAGGTGCAGCCGTTACATTAAAGCTAGCGTATCTAACTCCAACCGTACCACTTGGAAATGGTTTGAATGAAGAATTACCGCTAACTGAGTCACTTGTAAAAGTAGCCATAGTTTCACCTTATATTTTACTATTGCACACCATTATGCAATACTCTCTGTTATAGAGACATTTTTGCGAATGTCAAATTAATTAAGGAGTAATTAAGGTGCCACCCAGCTACGTTTACGTTAAAAGAAACCCGATACACCCTTACATTTATACAATACCCGAAGACTTGCCCTACATACAATGGAAGCGAGTGAAGGTCTCTATTGCATATAACATGTGTACTAGTAAACAGAAAGGTTGGGAGAGAGCAAAAACTAGTGAATATATCGATTGGTGTAAACAAATGGAGGCAGCTGGTCACAAAATTGTTTAGGAGAAACTATGCGTAAATTATATTTAGACTTTGAAACGTACTATGACGTTCGTTTTAGTCTTACAAAAATGACTACAGCCCAGTATGTAAACGACGAAAATTTTTCTGTATGGGGTGTTGGACTTAAGTTTGATGATGATGACACACAATGGATCCCAGGTGATGAATGTTTCGAAGTATTACAATCTATAGACTGGTCAGACACTGCTGTAGTTTGTCACAACACTTTATTTGATGCGTACATACTTACCCATCATTATGGAGTTATACCAAAATATTACTACGACACAGCTGCTATGAGCCGTGGTGTGTATCCAAACCAAAGTGCAAGCTTAAAGGAAGTGGCCATGCGTGTGTTTCCAAACGATGCTACTAAACGTAAAGGAGATGAGTTAGTAACAGCAAAAGGTATCAAAGACTTACCACCCGATATAGAAGAAGACATTGCTGGTTACTGCATACAAGACGTAGATCTTACTTATGATATCTTCAATGCTTTTTTACCTACTTATCCACAGCAGGAGTTAGACCTTATTGATCTTACTTGTAGAATGTTTGTAGAACCCAAAATAGTGTTAAACAAACAACTACTAGAAGAACATAGAGACAATGTAAAAGAAACTACATCTAATCTGATTGAAGCTAGTGGGCTTACAAGAGAAGTTCTAGCGTCTCAAGTAAAGTTTACACAACACTTGACCGATGAGCTGGGGATTGTAATACCAAAGAAAAAGAGTGGTCGTACAGGTAAGATGATACCAGCGCTTGGTAAGTCAGACCCAGGTTACATACAAATGTGCCGGGCTCATCCAGAGCATCAAGCAATATGGGATGCTAGAGAAGCAGTCAAGTCACGTATAGAAGAAACAAGAGCTACTAGATTCCTTGATTCAGTAAACCCAGATGGGACTATATCTGTTCCACTTCGTTACTATGCTGCACACACAGGCCGTTTCGGTGGTGCAGAAAAGATGAACTTACAAAACCTGCCCAGAGGATCTAAGCTTCGTACTGCATTACAATCTCCGGCAGGCCAGCTCATGTATGTAGCTGATTTATCAAACATCGAAGCTAGGATGCTAGCTTGGTTGGCTAAAGAACAAGATCTTATAGATGCGTTTGCAACTGGTAGAGATGTATATTGTGAATTTGCTAGTCAGATATACAACCGTGAGATTACAAAAGATGACAAACTAGAAAGATATGTAGGCAAGACTGCAATACTAGGACTAGGTTATGGTATGGGAGCTGATAAGTTCAAGGCAACTTTGAAGTCGGGTTCTCCATCAGTTGAAGTTACCGATGCTACAGCTCTTAATATTGTAAGCCAATATCGAGCTATGTATCCAAACATACCACTCTTGTGGGCTGGTTGTAAGAACTTACTATTTGCAATGATGAACCGTGGTTCAATAGGTATGGACTATGGGCCATTGACTGTTGACACTAATGCATTACAACTACCTAATGGGATGCATCTTAAATATCCACAACTACAATACCAACATGGAGAGTTTACATACTCCAGCGGCCGGAGTTATATACGTACGCACGGTCCCAGAGTTACAGAAAACATAGTGCAGGCGCTCGCTCGAATAGTTATTACTGACCAAATGTTAGAGATACAAAGAATACCTGAAGTATCAGTTGTGTTACAAATACACGACGAAGTCATCTCACTTGCATCAGATTATGAGCCTGACAAGACTTTAGATAAGATTATAGATATAATGAAAACGCCTTTATCTTGGTGTCCAGAGCTCCCATTAGATGCCGAAGGAGGATATAGCACCAGTTACAACAAATGAAGAATCTAATATTAACTAGACGAGTCAAGCAAGGAGTTCTTATCTATAAAGATGGAGAATTTGTTTGCGAAGTTACAGTTACTAATTTAGGACTTAAACAATGCAAGCTTGGTTTTGTAGCAGATGAAGATATAAAGATAGATAGAAAAGAAAAAGGAGGCCCACATGGAAATAGTTTTCCTAGAAGCAAAGAAAAAACTAGTTAAAGAGATATCAAAAAAATCAACAACACCTTACCCTTTAGTAAAAAAGTTTACTTCTCATCATTTTAACTACAAGAAAACACAAAAAGGATTAGAAGACTTTTATGAAGGCTTACAAACAGCAGCAGCTGCAGGAATGTGTTTGCATAAAGGACTTTTACTCAGAGAATTACAAGACGAGCCCAGGGCTTTAGTTGCAGATCGTAACGCACCGACTGAGCTATTGGTTATAGATGTAGATGGTTTACAGATGCCAGCTCAAGATCTAACTGATGTAAGAACCTTAGCTGAGAAGTTTGTGTTACATATGCCTGAAGAGTTCCAGAATGTGTCTTATATAGCACAAGCAAGCGCTTCATTAGGTTTAAAACAAGACAAAGTATCACTTCATTTATTCTTTTTCTTAAAACATGCAGTACATCCAAAAACCCTGAAGGAGTGGTTGAAGACCTTAAATTATGAAACAGATATACTAGCTAAGCACTTACAACTTTCAGCTAACGGGCAAAGTTTAAGTTACACACTAGACCCTTCAGTAGCTGAAAACAGTAAATTAATTTATTTATCAGCACCTAAGTTTGTGGACATGGATGACCCTATACCAGGAGACAGGTTTGTATTACAAAAAAGACAAACAGCTGCATTAGATCTAAATGTAAGTAATATTAACCCAGAACGTGTACATAACTTAGGTATACAAATAAAAGATAGCTTACGTAAGAAACTAAATCTACCAAAGAAGAGTTCAAAGATAACTACAATAACTATAGCTAACGAACAACAAGAAGTACTTCAGAACCCAGATAAGATGACTATAGATATAGTTCGTGTAAATGAGCCTTATGTAAACTGTAATGTAAATGGAGGAGACAGCAATGGTTATTACTTCTTACTTTCTAATCCTCATTACATGTATAACTTTAAGGGCGAGCCCATATGGGAGATACAGAAGGCAGACCCTGAGTTTTACCGAAGTATATTTGAAGTTTTTGCAGATAAAATACATGGAGACCAGCAGCTGAAGCCAGTTGTATTACGTGATTTCTATACTGATACTCATTTTAATGGTATTTATGATGAGAATAAGCAACAATTTACAGACGAATATCCACTCACTCCTACTCAAAAGTCTTCACTAAATGACTTCATGCGCACTCATAATCGTACATTACCTGATTACGTGCCCGATGCGCAGGTAGTATTTGATCCATCTTCTGACAAAGGTATACAACTAGATGAGGCTCCTTACTATGTAAACTTGTACAGAAAAACGCCTTACATGTTAGAAGCTAAAGAAACTGTTCAACTTGAATATGGCACTGCTAAAAAACTAAAAGAACGCGTACCAAATATATACAAACTCTTACATCACATATTAGGCAATGGTGATACTGAGTTTGAACATTTCATTAACTGGTTAGCTTACATATACCAGAATAAAAGAAAGACCATGACTGCATGGATATTTACAGGCGTACCTGGGACTGGAAAGGGTTTGTTTGTACACAAAATATTAAAACCCTTATTTGGTGAATCACAAGTTCCAATGCGTTCTTTAGAAAATATAGAAGAACAATTTAACTTATACATGCGTACAGCTCTATTCTTAGTTGTTGATGAATTTCGTATGAGTGATTCGTCTAATACAAATAAGATGGCAGATAAGCTTAAACACCAAGTTACAGAGCCTACACTTACTATTCGGGCTATGCGTACAAACCAGGTGGAGCTACCAAGTTTTTGTAACTTTATCTTTCTTACTAATAGAGGCGACGCAGTTCGTATAGAAGAAGGAGATAGACGTTACAATGTAGGGCCTCGTCAAGAGAGTAAACTACAAAATGTTATACCTGAACTACTAGACAATTTAGAAGATCTAACAAAAGAGCTGTACTATTTTGCAGGTGTATTACAAGCATTCCAGGTAGATAATCGTATGGCTCACACAGCCCTCGAAAACGAAGCTAAACAACAAATGAAACAGATCTCTATGTCTGTATTAGAAGAATTTGCACATGCAATAAAAGAAAGAAACTTAGAATATTTTGTAGAAATTTTAGATATAGAGATTACAAATACATTTGATGCAGGGTCCATAGCATCAGCACAAAGATATATTAAAGACTGGATATCTAAAACAGGAACTGAAACTGTTGTACCTATGCAGCACTTCAAAGTAGTTTACGATGTCCTTACAGATAGTCGCAATAAATTATCTCAAAGAGACTTTTCTAAAGCTATGTCTAGGCAAAATGTATTGATAAAAAGAAAAAGAGTATCGTCTGACAAAAACGCTAGTATACCCAGGGGGGTTGTAATAAATTGGAAACTTAACGATAATGTTAAAGAAACTCTTATAAAAGAACATTTCGAAGAAAAAGATTTAAAACTATTATCTAAGTAATTTTGAGAAACTACTTACAAGATACTCGTCCAGATCTAGACAATGTAATAGCATCGGACAAACCAGAGGAGCTGGGACTTATACCAGCTTGGTCTTATTCTACTTTAAAAACTTACGAAGGTTGTCCATATCGGCTTTACATTAATAAAGTAAAAAAGATACAAGAAGACTACGGCCCAGCAGCTGAACGTGGTACACAAATACACCAACAAGCTGAAGACTATGTCAAAACAGAATTGGGCGAATTGCCAGATTCTTTAAAAAAATTCAGCTCTCAGTTCTCCTTACTTAGAGATCAATATATTGAAAGTAATGTAGAACTTGAAGGAGAGTGGGGGTTTACGATTGACTGGGAACCTTGCGGTTGGATGGATCGTAACGTTTGGGCTAGAGTAAAACTTGATGCAATTTTACATGAGTCAGATACATCAGCTCGTGTAATAGATTACAAAACAGGTAAACAATTTGGAAATGAAATTGCACATAGCCAGCAAGGTCTTGTGTATGCAATTGCTACTTTTTTTAGATACCCTGAACTAGAAAGTCTTAATACAGAATTTTGGTATTTAGATCATGGTGGCACTCTTGAGAAAGTATACACGCGAGCTGAAGCTATGATGTTTATGCCAAAACTACAAGAGCGAGCTTTAAATTTAACTACTGCTACTAGATTTAAACCTAATCCATCTCAATACAACTGCAAGTGGTGTTCTTATGGAAAAGGAGAATATCCAGTATGCGAATGGAGTTTTAAATAGCTTTGTGTTAAAATAACTATATACAACGAAAAATGAATAACGAACTAAGAAAGGTGAACTATGGACACGATATCTGTCGTCGATGCATATCAGCATCAAATTGAAACCACTGACTTTATTAAACAACAACCGCGCTGTCTGATTACATCAGATCCTGGCACGGGTAAAACTCGTGCAGTATTAGATGCAATTGACCCTACTGAAGGGGCCACACTTGTACTTGCACCTTTATCTATACTTGAAGCTTCTTGGGTAGAAGATATAATAAAGTTTAAACCAGAATTAAATTACGGAGTTGCATATGCCAAAAACAGAAAAAAAATCTTCGAAGACACCAGTTACGACATCGTCATCACTAACTTCGAAGCTGTTAATTTCTTACATAAAAATCCATTATTACTTAGCAGATTTAATACCATCGTCATTGACGAATTTACTGCATTCAAAAACAGAGAAGCCAAACGATCGAAGAACCTCAAGTCTATTATTCATCACTTTGATAATAGAATTGCTATGTCTGGCACTCCTAATAGTAATACTATTCTAGATGTCTGGCATCCAGCATTACTAATAGATGACGGTAAACGTTTAGGTCAAAGATTTTGGTCTTTTAGACACCAAGTTTGTACACCTAAGTTTAATGGCTTTGCTAATGAGTGGATAGACAAACCTGGTATTGAAGCTGTTGTAGCTAATCAGCTATCAGATATTACTATACGACATGCAATCGAAGACTGTATGGATCTTCCAGACAATAATGTCAGGACTATGTATACAAAGCTTACACCCACTGTACAAAAAATGTACAACACTTTGGCAGAAGAGTCTGTTCTGTATACAAAGCAAGGGACCATTAATGCTGTCAACGCTGCAGCCAGAGTTAAAAAGTTATTACAACTAGTTTCAGGGGCTGTATACGATCAAGACGGCAATGCTACTTTGTTGCATAACGAACGGTATGAGCTGGTTATGCAGCTTGTATCGCAACGTAAGCACTCATTAGTTGCATACAATTGGAAGCACGAGCGTGATTCGTTGATCGCTATCGCAGAACGAGACAAAATATCATACGAACTTATTGATGGCACAGTGCCAGCACATAAACGTAAAGATATTGTACAGCGATTTCAAGCTGGACAAATACAAGTATTGTTCGCCCACCCGCAATCTACGTCACATGGGCTTACACTTACTAGAGCTACAACTGCTATATGGTGTTCTCCTACGTACAGCGCTGAACAGTTTCAACAATTTAATCGTCGTATACATAGAGCAGGTCAAACTCAAAAAACTGAAACCATTTTAATTGCAGCTAAAAATACTTGGGAAAAACAAGTATACAAAAAGCTAGATAGCAAACTAGGTAAAATGGAAAATTTATTACATATTCTATCGGAGATAAATAATGTCAAAAAACATACTTAATGCAATGTCAGAAAGCACACAACTAAAAATAGAAGAACTGTGTTTAGAAGACAAAGAAATGCTTGCAACTGCTTTAATATTTGCAATGGCTGAGTTAGAAGCTGAACATACATACAGCTCTACTAATTTAATTGATACACCAGAAAAAGCACAACACTTATTAGAGCAAGCTGGTACAGCAGCTACACTCATGATTAAAAATATACATGAATCAATATCAGAATTTAAACAATGGGGGAAACACTAATGTCAGAACTAACTATGGATGATCTTTTAAATGATCTTCACGACTCAAAACAATCGTTAAGAGAGTTACAAGCAGAAGAAAAAACTCTTAAACAATCGATTAATGAGTTAGAAAACCGAATTATTTCTAATCTTGAAAACCAAGGAGTGGATAGGATTGGTAATAATGTGTGTACAGTTTCAATTAAAAAAGAAATTGTACCCACTGTAGACGATTGGGACAGCGTTCACCAACACATAATTGACACTGGTCAGTTTGAGTTGTTACAAAAACGTATGTCTGCAACCGCTTACAGAGAGCTGCAACAAATGGGACAAGACGTTCCAGGTGTTGCAGCAACTGAGCTGACCCGAATTAACTTCAGGTCTAAATAGTAACTATATCAAAGAAAAAAGGAGTACGTACGATGAACGATATAGCTATAAAAGCAAGTGAGATGCCCGCTCACATAAAAAAGGGCACTGGTCTTGGTAATGAAGGTATTACTGCAGACCATCTGCAAACTCCTCGTGTAAAGCAACTGCAAAGTGCTAACAACGAGGTTGATCCAGAACACAGTGATTATTTAGAAGGAGCCAAAGTTGGTGATTTCTTTAACACTGTAACAAACGAAGTATATGGAAATAAACTAACGGTTATAAACGTTTACTTTAGGGACGAATACGTTGTTTGGAAAAAACGTGAAAAAGGTGGTGGTTTATTTGGTACCTTTAATTCTCAAGCTGATGCAATGGATGCATTAACTGCAGAAGGCAACAACCTTGAGGATTATGATATCACTCAAACTCACTCGCATACATTGATTAGAATCGATGAAGAAACAGGTGAGTTAGATACAACACCTTTTATATTTGATTGTGCAAGTTCAAAGCTTCGTGTAAGTAGAGAATGGAACACTCAAATAATGCGTTTAGGTGGAGATAGATTCGCGTCTGTATGGACGATGTCTTCTGCTCGTACCGAAAACAGAACGGGTAAAGCGTTCTATAATATTTCAGTTGAAAACCAAGGGTGGGTCAACAAAGACCACTACGACTTTGCTAAGTCAGTCTATGAAGCCTTACCTAAAGCTTCAGCTTAATATTATGTTTGTATTACATGGTGCGTCACATACTGTCGCACCATGTATGCACTCTCCTATATGCTATACTTGGCTCGGTGATCGAGAAAACATTTATAGCAAAGATCCACAAAGCGCTCTCCAAAGAAATATATCGTTGGAAAATCAATGATGCATACCACGGAGGCGTGCCTGACGTATACTACAGCGGCCTAGCAGGCTGTATGTTTGTAGAATACAAATACCATAGAAAGATACCTGTGAAATCAACTTCTAAAATCTCAATCAATACTTCTACACAACAAAAAGAATGGTTAAAAAGAGCTATAAGCCACAGTGTGCCTGCTTACGTAGTAGTAGGAGCTGCAGATAAAATTGTAATGACACAGGATATAGACAAAACATTTTTCACAGTTAAAGAATTTTTAGAACAAGCACTTAGTTTCAATGAATATATAGACAAATTAACTAGTGTGCTTACAACAGGAGGTTAGAATGTCGGATAAAATTAATCCACCTTATTACAACAAATCAATCGAGACTACAGATTACATACTTGCTCATGATTTAGGATACCTAGAGGGCAACATAATTAAGTATGTTACAAGGTATAAAGAAAAAAACGGGATCGAAGACCTACATAAAGCTGAGTGGTACTTAGCTAAACTTATAAAACAAGTAAGAAACCAATAGTTATTTTTTTCTGCGCTTACGTGTAGTTTTTCTCTTCTTAACAATTGTACGCACGTTTCTAGGTTTTCCTCCAGGATTACCTGCTGCGCGTTTTCTTCTAACAGCACTCTTTCGTTGAGCTGCTGTCATTCTTTTCGCTTTTGCTCTTGGCACACACTTAGGGTATTTTCTTTTACTCTTACCTTTAGCAGATTTTCTACCACATGGTTGGAACTTTCCTTTTTTCTTAGGCGCACCTATATCGACCCAATCTCCTTTGGGTCCTTTCCCAAACCACGCAGTTAATCCGCCAGTAGGTTTAGCCACTTTTTTTCCTCGCTTTTCTTATGCTTTCTTTTCCTTTTTTAAAAATACTTGCAACTTGTTTTTTACCCATAACTTTAGCTCTTTGTTCTCCTACAGTTAATATCTGTATTTTTCTAGCAAAAGGTTTTTTAATTTTTTTAACTTTAGCAACTGTTGCCCTAGCATCAGCAGTAGTAGCAAATTTTATACGGACAGTATCTTTAGGATTTTCGTCTGTATACAATCTACGACCAGACCCTTTAGGTTTTTTACCTGTGCCTACTTTAGGGTCTCTTTTTTTCCTTTTCACTTTTTACCTATAGCCTCCACCTCTTTTCTTATATGTACGAACTAACCACCCATTGGCATATGCTGAGGGATAGACCTTAAACTTTCGTTTAGCTTCAGCTTTTACTCTTGCATACAAAGCTGGATTAGTAGGTTTAGCCCCACTTTTCTTTTTAGTTTTTCTAGCTGATTTCTTTTTTGCAGTTCTTGTAGCCATATTATCTCCTTTTTTTACGAGCTGTTTTTGTTCTTGGGAAAGACCTATTGGACTTCTTAGATTCCATTCTAATATTTTTTGGTGTGCTATTTAAAGGGTTTCCGTCTTTATGATGAGCATCTTTACCATCGCCTTTTTTAGCTTTACCTAATCTAATCATCATACGCCTAGCTTTGTTACGTCCAGCTCTTCTTTTCAGTTGTTTTTTACTGCCTTGATAATTATCATACTCAGCACGGTAGTTACGAGCCATACTACTTGCCAACTTGTTTCTGCGCTTTCTTGTGTGCAGTTCTAAAGTTGTCGCCCATCAGCATACGACGTTTCATATATTTCATGTGTGCAGCCGTATGATGTTTTGAATGGCGTTTCATAGCCGCATCTTGACGTTTAGTTAGACTTTTTTTCTTTACCTTCATAGAAGGCTTTTTCTTCATTCTAGCCATTAGTAATCGTCTTTATACGTGGTCATAGGTTCTCCTAACATAGGCATCATGCCTAGTTGCCTTCTAACTTGTAGAGGATCTCTCATCATGTCATTAGCACTGTTAGGCACATTTGGCTTCATTTGGTACTCTGCTACTTCCATGTCGCCTGCCATTCCCATTTTAGGGCCTGTTTTTATTCTTCCTGCCATAGTTTACTCCTGTAGTAGTCTTTTTATTTTACCTATAAAGTGTAGATTTTCAAAGGTTCTGTAATACCTTTCGCTTCTATAGGTTCTAAGACTTTTAAGGTCATACCAGAAGCTATAGCTGTGGGTTCTGCAATTATTAAATCAACACCTACAGCTTTACAACTTGATTCACATCTGGCTGCAATGTTTACAGCAGAACCAATAGCTGTGTAATCGAACCTGGTAGACGAACCTAGGTTGCCTATAACCGCTTCACCTGTATTCAAGCCAATTCCGATTGAAACTCCAATGTCTGATTCTCTAAATTCTTTTTGTATTTCTTGCGCACAAAGCACTGCTGCTTTTTCATGGTCTCGTAAGTCAAGAGGTGCGTTAAATATAGCCATCATTGCGTCCCCTATGTACTTATCTACCATTCCGCCGTATTTCTTAACTGCATCTGACTGTATAGTAAGTGCTCTATTCATAATTTGAGTCACACGTTCGGGATCCATGTTCTCACTCATTGCAGTAAACCCACGTACATCTGTAAATAGATACGTGCAAACTCTTTTTTCTCCACCTAACTTCAGTAGGCTTGGGTCTTTCTGTAAAGCTTTTACTTGTCTAGGGTCTAAATAGTGTTCAAACTGCTTTTTGATCTGTTGTCGTAGCTTGTACTGTTCTCTGAAACGTAAGTAAAAAGCTACTGTAGCTGTTATAAACTGTGAAATAAGAGCCCAAGTTACATCTACGAGAACTGCATTACTGATTGTGTAGAATCCGTAACCTGCTGTAAGTAATAATATAGATATAGCGCTTACAAGCCCTAGTGTAATTCCAAAAACGTGTAAGCAGACCCAAATGAGCACTACTCCAACTATAAAAATTAAAAACTCTACAGCAAATGAGTAATCTGGTATGTACGGACTATCTTGTATAAGTATAGATTCAGCTAAAGCTGCTTGTATTTTATGTGGCTCTAACAAACCCACAGGCGTAGCTATTTGCGGAGATATGCCTTTTGCAGTAAATCCTACAAAAACAAACTTGTTTTCTACATCCATCTCACCAAGATTAGTTTGTGGGGTATTCACGAAACTTATCCACTTACGCCCTAAATTGTCTGTTTTGACTGGTGGGAGTCCTTTAACTCGTATTTCTTGTATTACATCATCACTGGATCTTATAACGTAAGTGTCTGCACCCGCTAGAATCTTAAGAACTTCTGTGCCATACGCAGGCACCCACCCATCAGGAGTACGCATAAGTAAGGGCAACCTACGCACTAAGTTATCAATATCGGTTCTAGCAACTGCAATCCCCTGGCTAGCGTTTTGTTTCAACACTTCTATGTTTTGTATTACACCTTCTGCCGGGATGCCACCTGTTCCGTCACCGAGTATCACTGTGCCCGTGGTTGCAGGATATTCGTTCGTGTTGTTTTCAAACATAGCAAGTACGCTTGGAGAGAAGGAGAGTGCCTCAGAAAACTCAAAGTCACCACCAAATCTGTCAGGTTGCGGAAAAGCCATAACCCACCCAACGCCTATAGCGCCTCTACGCAAAAGATTTATATGTATTTGTGCAAGAGTCTGACGTGATAAAGGATACCCACCCTCATTAGCTATATCTTCTTCTGTGATATTTAATATCGTAAAGTAGTCTGATGGAGATTGCTCAGGCACTAAAGCATCAAAAGTTTTTAGTTTGATTACTTCTAGTAAAGGTATTGAATAAACTAAAGGCAAGCTAAGTAATATTAATAAAACCCCAAACTGTAATTTTTTCATCCTGTCCCTTGCTTAATTGTTATTGTAGTTGAAGAACCACCATTAACTTTAACTGTATTAGCTACACCATCTTGTATAAATACTATTGTGTAGCTACCAGAGCCGTCTAGATTTACCTTAGCACTTTGATTTACAGTCCTAGTCAAACTTATACTCTGCCCAGATATTATTGTAGTTATCTGCGTATCTTTATCTTGTCCTATCTCTGTGCCTACTATACGGATGCCTACACCACCCTGCTTGAGCTGGTCTTCTTCTTTATCTATAGCAAGTGCATCAATAACATTTAGTAGATCTTCTAAGAAGTTTGTAGCAAGCATATCAACATCAAGTTCAGTAAACTCTAGGTTTTCTTCTGTTTCTAAAAAATCTTCTGCTAGATAATCAATATCTAAATCTTCAAAGTCTAAATAATCTACTGTAGTCTTTGACTGTGCTTCTTCTAACTGTTGTTCGGTTTCCTCTGGAGGATTTACGATTAGCATGTTATCTATTAAATCTAGCGTAATATCTAACTCAACAGGAGCTGTTGGATTGCTTTCGTATACAGATACAGTTGTTGCCTGGTAAGGTTTGTTTAACGTAACACTACCAGATGCTGTTGATACGAGGATCTCGCCACTAGATATGCCGTTTTCATCTGGTAATAGTATAACTAATGACCTGCCAAGCTCATCTACGGTACAAGTAAAATCAGTTCCACGAATAGCTATATCTGCTGTAGGCGTACGTATAGATATGTTACTTTTGTTGTTGAATTTGCCTGTGATAAACCTTGCTGTGCCACTAGCAAACTTCAAAGCCATTTTTGATTTAGAAGGGTCAGGGTCATAGATATACTCATCTATGACCAGTTTAGAATGTTCAGTTAATTTAACTGTAGAATCATCTTCAAATGTTATAGCAACTCTGCCCGCCTCTGTACGAACATCGTCCATTTGTTGTATGTTGAACTCTAGTTCAGCACCATAGGCTTTGTCTCTTAAGACTTGTGCGTTGCCTCTGAGCTCAGATATAGACCCTATATCAACAGACGAATGAAGTAGTTGCGTCTGACTGAGTAACGCAAACAGTACCGTTAGAGCCAACAGATGTAATTTTAAGCCAATCATTATCTGATGTAGACTCCTGATCTATGTTAAATGTTCTTGAACCTCCTGTATGGTCTAGGTAGAAGTAACCACCTGCATAGCCGTCACCATCATAAGTAACAGTATTATCATCACCATCTATGTCCATGTAGTTAGTAGCACCGTCTACATCTATAGCTGCTGTAATACTATTACCTCCACCTTGCACAATCCAATCTAAATCTAAGTTTGCTGCTAGTGCAGTCATAGCATGATTAAGTGTCATAGTGTTTGTATTGCCTGTTACTTGTACGTTTACATTAGAACCATCTGCACCTGTAGCATTTGTTTCATCTGTAGACATATTAAAAGTATTACTGTCTCCTATAAAAGAAAAGTAACCTGTATAAGTGTCTGCCCAGATGTCACCTAAGAATTTATTAGATGCACCTTTTTGTAATACATCTAAAGTCATACTTGTACCATCTAGATCTAGTGCCGTCATACTGCCTGCTGCCGCATCTGCACCACCTATGATGTTACCGCCGCCGCCGACTTGTTCTATATCAAGATTAGATGTAGCACCAGATTGATCTATGAATATTTCATTATCAGCCGCGTATAGCAGCGATACATTCATCATCGCAACTAGGCTCATCAACGTCAGTTTTTTCATGTTTCCAATAGCCTTTTTCATAGCCCTCCTCTATTGTTTGTAAAACTGCTGTCTCTACTGCCATCTGTAGAGCAATGTTTATAGACTCATTTTCTACTATACCGCTCTCAATTTCAACTAATTCAGTGTTGTTCGCATAAAATCTGAACACATCAGAAGATACTGCTGCACTGAGAATTGATTTAGTAACTAACACTTCTATAAGAATTTTACCTGTACTAACTGAAACTGTACGTAGAGAGATGGTGACAGAGTCTTGTCTGTATTCTTTGGAGCCCCCAATCCCAAGATAACGGGCTCCAGACCCGCCCGATTTAACATTAGACTCATACCCTATAACTCCTCCTTCCATGATTAAACCAGCAAAAAGCAAAGGTTTTACTTGTTGCTTCTCATCAAAAGATTCACGCGTTGTACGTATGATTTGTCTTTCTTTTGTTAAATTATCTAGTCCTTTGCGTTCTACTACGTCAAACACACCCGAGTGTTTCAAAGCTCTAATTAGATAAGCATCAGGTGCTTGAGTAATCGCTGTGCTAAAACTAGCATATTGGCTATTGCTCCTGCGTTGCCCTGTGTTGTCTTTGAAAGAACTTGGATAAACAGCCACTACAGGCTTTCGTATAGGAGAAGGTACTTCTGTTAAGTTTGTAAGTAAAGCGCTAACTTGCGCTGACTCAATGTTTCTTATAGGAGGTACTCCGTTGTCTAAAGGGTCTACAAGTAAAGCACAACTAGAAAGTAAAAGAACCAAGAGGTACGGTAATCTCTGTAGTATTGCCTTCTTCATCTGTAATTACTAATGTTACTTTATCGTCTTCTACCCTATATTCTATGGTGTTACCCTCTAGTTCTAAAATGCCAAACTCTGATGCAGTTTCTCCAAACAAGCTATCTACCAGTTGCCTGCTTAGTTGCGCATATATTCTACTCTCTAAGTTACGTATGAATCTAGCTAAGGTTGTATTTTCTGCTTCACGTTCTAGATCTTCTTGATACGCTTTTATTTCTTCTCTTATGGCTTCTTTTCTATTGAACTCTTGGTTCTCTATGGTTAGATAATGACTAGAAGTGCCTATACCCGAGAAGCTAGGGTTCTTAAATTTGTGTGTCATTTCGTCAGCACTTAGTGTCAAAGAAATTAACACGATATTAGCTAGACCTAATATACAGACCAACAAGAATACCTTTTGTTTTTCTCTATCCATCTTTATTTACAAAATAAAAATAAAAAGGGTAAAAGATATTACAGCCGTGCCAACCCAATTCATTTCTTTTTGTATTTCTTTTTCAAATATTTTTTTAGTCATCTGTTACGCCTGTCCTTCTGTTGCTTTATGCGTTTGCATATTAAAGCTTTTTTCAGCTTTTGATTCTGTTGCTTGGCCATTAGTCTTTGCGTTGATCATCTCTATCCGCTTTAGCAATTTTATCTGTGTCTATTAACTGTGGCACACCTAGTATAGTTTTTATCATAGTATCCTGACGTATGATTTCGTTATCAAGACTACGAACTCTATCTATCAGAGCTACTAAAATACCATGCTGTGAGTCTAGCTTAGTTCCTAACCTAGATTCCATTTGTTCTATCTGATCAGCTACCTTATCATCTAAAACATCTAGTTTAGTCTCCATACCATCAATAATTCTGTTAATGAGCTTCCATATGAATATACCTAGCCCAAGAGCAGCGGCTATCGGGAACCCAACTTCCGCTATAAATAAAGTAACATCTTCCACTAAAGGTACCTAGTAGCTAACAAACAAGTTATAACTACAGGGTAAACACCCCATAGCAATGCTTCTAAACGTCTAAACTTATTTGACCCTTCGTCTAATCTTTTTTCAATAAAATCAAACCTAAGAGCGCACTCCCTCTCAAACGCCGTAGAAGGTGTTTGTTCTTGTTCTTTCACTTTTTTCTTTTTTTCTTACGTTTTAGGGCTTTAAAATCTGCACCTGTAATACGATTACGAGGCTTAGCAACTCGAGCTATCTTTTTTTGTTTAGGAGATAACCTTCTCACTAGTACCCTCTCATCTTTCTCATTTTCATAGGCTTGGCTTTTTTAGTCATGCCTTTCTTTTTCTTCTTCTTCCCTTTAGTGTGATACGGCATATTAATACTCCGACATTGTGTTTTTAAACTTACGATGTGATTTAGTGTCCATAAACTTAGTATTCGGTGTTACACCAGGAACAGAACCGTCGTGGTTTTGTACAGTAGAATACTTCTTAGTACATACATCTCTGTACGTAGTTTTTTCTTTATAGTTTGTAGGTCTATTAATCACGTTTTTATTTTACAACAATCTTTATTCTTTTGGATACTTTTCTTTTACGGCGGTTATAGCGTCTCTCCAAGTGGTAGTTCCATTAACTTGGTCCTTATAAATCATATCTAGCTGATCTTTAACATGCGGGTACTCTTTTTCTCTTTTTTGGTCGTAAGTGTAAGTAATGTTTTCTTCTCGTCTGTATAACTTTCCATCTTCTTCTACTATAACAATGCGTTTTTCTGCAGAATCCCCTACGACTTCATCAAAGACCTCTCTCCAACCATCGCCTGCACCCTTCTCAGAGTGTAGAGCGTTATTTACAACAGCGCCGTCTACCCAACGTACCCAAGCCACTACTCTACCCCCCAAACTTTAGTCTTTTTACCTCCGTAGTATTCGCAAGCATGACCTTCATCTATTAATATTTCACATATGTTTTTTCCATCAACAGTGTGAGGCACGCCTAAAACTCTTCCATATTTGTCAGTGCCTTGCGAAAGCAGTTGAAGTTTTTCTCCGCATAATTCTATCAAACGTTCTTTAGCAGCTAGACCAAGAGCCTTTTCTACTAAGTTTCTAGTTCTAGATTCTGGAGTATCTATACCCATCAAACGCACTCTGCGTTTAGATAACACGACATTAAATCCAAGATCTATATCTACGTCTATCGTATCTCCATCAATAACTCTTACTAGATTACAGTTGTAATAGTATGGTTGGCTCATTATCTTACTCCTATCAAAATTCCTGTTGCATCATGTACGTTTTCAGTTGTAGCTGCGTTACTAGACCCAATGACATTAGCGTCACCTGATATTCTAACTCTAGCTTTTACGCCGTGGGTAACAGTGCTTGCGGTGCCACCACCAAAAACTCCCGCTATAGCAAAATCATTAAATGCTGTATCTACAGCAACCCACAATATTTTTGAAACTTCCACGTACTTACCTACGTTCCCAGAAGTTACACTTTCCTTAAAACCAAAAGTGTAAGAAGAAGAACTTCCGAAACTAGAACCCGAATAACCAATCACTCTGCTACCGCTTACTACAGCGTTACCCGTTACTGTTCTTTCTTCTGAACCTACAAAAACAATGTCACCAGATACTACTTCAGTAGCAACCGTCTCAGCCACTGTAATAACGTTAGCTACATGTGACCCAGTTATACCAGTTATGAAGGTAGATGTAATCGCACTGCCATCATAGCCAGAACCAAAAGCTGAAGGAGCGCTACTTGTTGAAGCAGCCTCGCTAGAAGTTCCACCTTGGGAGTTTACGTTCCAAGCGGCCATTTCAATAACTATATGATAATACGAGTTTTTTTCTACACTTACTCTGTTTAAGTTAAATGAGGCGTATGGCACCCAGCCAGTGCTATGGGTAGGTTTTGCTAATTCGTTTTCCAAAACTGTAACAAAGGTGTTGCTGTTGTTAGTAAAAGAAACACTAGAAGCTAATTTAGTAGCTGTAGCTTTTGATACGTCACCATTTAAAGTATTTGCAAACAGGCTACTAACCTTAGCGGTATCTATCGCAGCGGTAGCGATCTTCGCATTTGTCACGGCTGCGTTTAAAATTTTTGCATCTGTTATGGCTGCGTCTTGAATCTTAGCAGTGCTTATAGATGCGTCTCCAAGCTTTGCATTTGTCACAGCCGCATTAGCGATGCGAGCCTCATCCACAGCTAACGACGCGATCTTGGCACTTGTTATAGCTGCATCTTGAATCATCGCATCTTTTATAAAAACTGTATTACTAGATACTATAAAAGGTGCAGTGCTAGCGTTATTGCCATTCCATACTACAAACTTGTCTGCTTGAAATTGTACATAGGACTGAGCTCCTGATCCGTCACTTGCATTAGAACCAACAACCATGCCTGCTGCAGACTTACTACCGTCAGACTCTGTAGACACTTGTAATACAAACATCGCATTCAGATCTCCTGTATGACTCGCAGTGGTCGTATTTAAAGTAGAGATAGAGCTAGTGTTAGTTCCTACTGTGCTAGTAAGACTAGTCAAAGAGCTAGCTGTAGCACTTTGAGAATTTGTAACTGTAACAATGTCAGATTGAGCTGTAGCCAAAGCACCAGTTAAAGTACTACCAGTGAAACTTGTGCTACCAACAAGAGTAACTAAAGTTGCATCACGCCCAGCCACCCATGCATTATTAGCTGCGTTTCTTGTATATATTTGACCATCATCTGTATCAAACCAAATATCGTTTGTTTGTATAGAACTTCCGTCTCCTCTAGTACTAGGTTGGCTAGAGCTTTTTATAATTGTAGCTGCTGTCGTGCTAGTGGCTAATAAATTGTACCCAGGTAAATCTGCTAAAGTTTGACTTAAACTAGTCATCACAGCTGTTATGTTTGCTGCTGTAGTAGCATTAACAGATCCAGCAAACGGACCACGTATGTCAGAAGTGCTTACAAACCTAACCCAGTAGTAAAATGTTTGATTGTAGTCGTTTGAGTCTGACCATATAGATGCTGTGGTAGTATCTGCTAAAACAGCGTTACTTATATTATTAGAAGTTGCTCTAAAAACTTCAGCAAATGCAAAATTACCAAACTGTGGGTCATCCCAAGATACTACAGTTGTAGTAAAAGCTGCGCTTGCAGCAAGTCCTGTAGGTGCTGGAGGGATTGTTACATCATTAAGAGCAGAGGGTGGGCCGAAGTCTACAAAGCCTGTACCAGAAGTTATACTAAAAGGATTATCTAATAGTTCTTCTGCGAGACCTGATTTTACTAGCTCTCGTAACGTTACAGCTCTGTCTCTTGGGTCTCCTCTTCTTCCTATTAAAACTTGAACTACTTCAATGAGAGAGTCTAAAGTCTTTTTTAACTGCGGGTCTGCATTGCTCGGTACGGCTACTATAGCTGGTAACTTTGTCCCAGTTGTACTCATTACACCGCCCTCAGTTCGTCTATGGACTCCCCTATGCAGATTTCATTAATCGTGTGAGCTCCTTCTACCTGTATCTCATAGGTTTTGTAAATACCTGAAGGTAGTCTGAGAATAGGTTCTGGTATAGTAGTAGCACTAAAGCTAGGAGTTTGTCCCGTTACACTAAACGCGCTGCCAGAAGCTGTAATGGCTGCTTGGTAGTACAAACTACCATCTCCAAATACTTTGACTGTAATACCATTTCCGCTGTATGCTTCGGCATCTACTTTTACAAAAGCCATCTTAGTTGGTTTAACAGGTACAAATTCTTTAGTCTTAAAAGTAAGGGACTCGTTTGTAGTGCTACCTTGAAACTCTTTTACATTACTACCTTCTATTACATACAGTTCGTTAGTATCTGGGTCGGTGTGACCGCCTTTTGTACTAGTGCTAGAAGTTTGAGTCAAAGTTGTAAGTGCATTTTTACCACCCCTAGGGTCAAACATAAAGCCACCATAGTTTGAACCGCTAGCATAGTAGCCTACATACTTACCTTGCCATAGAAAACCTTGTATCGTAGATGGGTAAAAATCAGATTGCCATTGTTTTGGAGTTATCAAACCTTCTGTGACTACCCGAACATCAGTGCCTGCTGCAGCAACTAAACCATCTGGAGACGCGTAGATAACATACGGCCCCATGTCAACCATAGATCTTTTATTTAGACATGCCTGAGCCGCCTCTATACGAACAGAAGTCATGGATTGTGGATCAACTCCTGTTACGAAGTAAGGGTTGCCCTCTGTGCCTACAAACAACCCATTCCCTGTAGTTCCAATTGCTACAATCGTATCTTCAAGTGTAGTACGAAAAGCTACAGGCCATGCGTGTGGTAAAAACGGTTCAGAAAAACAAAGTCTTTTACCTGTAAAACCAGCAAATATACCGTTTGGTAATGCGGTTAATCCTTTCATAGCACCGTTTGGATATAAAGAGGTTTGTTCGTCAGGAGGCGCAATCCAATACGTAGAAGGTATAAGTTCTCCTAAGTTTGCATTTGTTACGTTATCTGTAAAACTACTAGTTGCTAGAGTTACTTCTCCAACAAATTGAAATGCTGTTGTGTTAGAACCAGTGTTAGATCTATAAATTCGTTTCTTTGCTAAATTAGTATTTGTCCTACCAACACCTGAACCAGCTGAAGTTTCTAATCCACCTACTGTAACAGTTTGCGCATCTACTTTAGTTACTACAGATGATACAGCCGATGGTGGGCCTTCTTCTCCATACGCTGAAACGAACGTATACACGTACGCTGTGCTGTATTGTGTGGTTGTTCCGTCGTCTGTGCCACTAACACTTACAGTAGGAGCTGCAGTAGGAGCGGGTATTCCTAGTCTGTAGAAATTTCTAGGGTATCTTCCAGAACCACTAGCAGTAATAACATCTCCCGAAGCCATCCTAGGAAAGGTCTCACCTGTCCAATATAATCTAGCTAAGGAATCATCAGCAATGGGCCCCGGTTGGACGTTTACGTCCTCCGTCCACTCTAACCAGTAGTTGCTTCCAGCATAAGAATAATAGTAAATACTAGTCCTACCAGATTGAGTTAGAGCCTGAGTTTGTGAGTTTTCTGTTATAGGAGTAAGTACGCCCCTATCTAAATCTACATCATTAGCAGTTTGGCCTACTGTATCATTTAAAAGCCTAGGAGATATCTGAGGTGCAATACCTGAGAAGTTAATAAGTTTGTAGTACGCCACACTACCCCTCCAGAAGTAGATCTCGTAAGCGGGTACTCCTTGGCCCAACTTGCTCTGCCCATTTTGAATCTAGCATTTCCACGCCAGCTGTTTCCCATTCCTCTGCCTCTACAGCAGTTAAAAACTTTTTAAAACCCATCAACCTAGACAAACCTAAATTAAAACACATATTAACAAGAACTCGTTGCCTTGCATCAGATAGACTATGGAACCAAGGAAAAGCTAGTGTTAGTTCTTCTACGCAAAGATCTATGTCGTTACTTAATAAGTAATCAGATTCATCTTCTGTAATACCACGATCATCTAGATTTCTGCCTACTCCGATAGTATTTTTACCTGCAGAGCACTTATACAATGTAAAGACTACCCCTTCATCGCGTTTTAGTTCTTCAATAAGTGCCTCTCTATTCATCTTTGTTTGACGTATTCGATGCTCCAAAGTAAAAACTAATAATGGCTGATGCTAGACCGCCTAAATATCCAAGCACTAAGTTAACCAATGCTTCTGAGTTAGATTCTGGTGGTTGAAGTGTAATAAGAAAGATGTAACCTAAGAAACCACCCAATGTAGCAATACCTATAATTCTGGCAGTCCAATCCTTAGAAAAGGTTGATCTAGCATTTTGTGTATCTTGTACTTCTAGTTTAAATACATCCACCTCAAGTTCTTTCATTTTAACTTCAAAGTCAGCTTCGGCTTTTTTAAGCTCTAGCATCTGTTCAGGCGTGGCATTGTCCATGGCTTTTTGTATTGATTTAGGGTCATTATCACATCCTAATACATCAGCGATCATATTCGCTGCCATGCCACCCATCGGCCCACCTAACGCTGTTCCTATTGTTGGAGCTACCGATCCTACTAAATTTTTAAGTAATGCTTTCATAACTATTCTACCTTTTCTATTAGATCGTGCGCTTGTTCCAACTGTCCATCTGTAATAGCAGAAACAGAAGGTGCTTCTTTTAAACCCGCTTCTTTTATAAGAGCATCAAGGGCTGCAGTAGTGCTATCTTGTGCTCTTTGTTGAACCTTCACTAATTGACCTAACTTGTTTAGCTCAGTTTGTATTAACAAAAGTAGATTAAACTCTTGCTTCATTGGCTCTGTTAAGTCTTTTATAAGATATTCTTTGCCGTTATAGTTAACTCGTTCTATTTTCTGATCTGCCATAAATACTCCTTATTTAAAAAATCTATTTAAGTTCTTCAACCAATTTAAGGTCATAAGCCTGTTGTACTTGTGCATCTTCGCCTGTGGCTAAAGCTATGTTGTTTGCGTTGCAATGAGCCATATTTATAGCGAGTATATCTTCTTTGGCAATCCTTGCTCTGTTGGTTGCTGCATTAGTAATCCAGTCGTCAATATCAACCATAACAGTTTTCATTGCTTTTACTTCTGTGTCTGTAAGTGTAATTGTGTAGTCTGCCATAATTTTCTCCTTTTTATCCTATTAAAAATCCACCAAAGTGGTTTTGTACTGCTTGAGATCCTGCCCAACCTGAACTTGTGTTTGAGTCGTTTACAAATAATGTTACATAGTCATTTGCCGCCAAAGTAATTATCAATGAACCATCTACCCTACAATGCACTGCATTTATTTTATGTTGTATAAAGTCTTTTACTGATGAATTATTCTTTCTAAAAGACCAACTTACTTGTGTTACCGAACTACTCGAGTCATGTGTCATAACACTTCCTGTGAAAAAGTATACACCCGCTACTGGAGCTGTAAACTTACCATTTGAAGTATCATAGTGACTTCCTACATTTGTATCAGCATGATCACAAACCCACACTTGGTCATCTGAAAGATATCCTGCATTACGAGCAACTCCAAACTTGGGCTGTTGCGGAGTTGTTAGACGCCCACCAGTATCAATATTTAGAGCGTCACTTGAACTTGCTCTGAGAGAAAGAGCATTATAAGCACTTGCTGTATCACTATATCCTATGATATCTGCACGACCATCTGTATTATTTACAATAACCAAACCTTCGCCATTGCTACCCTCAAACGAACCAATGTTTGTGCCTGCTGATTTGACATGAAGTGGTCTTGCAGGACTTGTAGTTCCTATGCCTACGCTGCCACCCTCGGACATATCAATAGTCATGGCAGTTATTCCAGAACCACCGTCATTACCCTTAAAAACTAGGTCTTTATCTTGTACTTTTGCTTCTATTGCAAAGTTTGAACTAGAGTTTTCAAATACACCTATTTCTGTTGAACCGTCCTCAAAAGCAATTTGCCCACCGTCTGCGTTTAGTTTTATATTTGAAGGTGTATCTAGCGTTATGTTTCCTGAAGAAGTGCCTATTGTTACTGCCGCATCACCAGTAGAAATATCATCTGCTGCTGAGCCACCACTTGATGCAGCCCATGATATATCTGTTCCATCTGAAGTTAGTACAGTACCATTTGATCCCAAAGCCAAAGCTGCAGGATTACCTGAAGCATCACCATATATTATTTTACCTCTTGCTAAACCTGCCATTTTAGCTAAAGTAACTTGGTC